GCTGAGCTGATCGCTCAACTAGAAACCACCATGATGGAGTTACCTTAATGTCACCAAATTTCCCTGATTTATTAGTCGCCTTTGATGCAGCGGTGAAAGCGCTACAAGTAAAACTGAGTCAGGACCCATCATCCTCAACTACTTATAACGGTGAGCTCATTCAGTCCATTGCAAAAGACATTGAAGAAAGATGGGCACCACTTCAGGCAATGGTTCAAGGTCGAAACGCTTTTGAAACCAAATCCGCCATGGACGCGTCAGGTGCGCCACCGGCAGATAAGCCATTGGCAGAGGTTTGGAATGATCCCACTGTCACTAATAACGGTTTGTATGGATACAGCGGCTCAGCTTGGGTAAAAAGCCCCTATGATTCTCTATCTGCAATTACTAAGGCCATCGCTGCCGCAGAAGGTTTTTTGGATGGTCATATCTCACGCTGGGAGTATGTCGATGCTGAGGCCGTAAAAATATACTTAGATGAACCCGTGTACTTTAAGGTAAAGGGCTCAAGTACAGGTCGATTGCCATTCCCGTTGGAATTTGAATTGCCTCGACTGTCGGTTGCCTACGTGGATGATGACATTCGCGATGCAACCACCAATGAATTGACTTTGCAGATTGTCAGCCATGCTGATTGGGCGGCGCTTACGCCGTCAGTGACACGCCGTGTGGTGGCTTCTAATGAATATAATGGCGTGTGGAGCTCTGAGCTTAATATAAGCTCATTTGACGAGGCGATGAGCGAAGCGATTCAAATGGGTATCAACCTAACCGACGTAAAGCTAGCCAGTGGCGGTGCCTTGGATTTTTATTTCGGTGATGGGAAAACGGACATCGCTTTTGCTGCATTCAAAGGGGCGCAGGGAACCACAGCGACCATCCCCGCCTTTACCACAAATGGTAAATACACGCTTGAACCTAATTACGGGTTATATTTCGATTTTGGCAAGGCTATCGGAACCGACTCGTTTACGATAGAAAAAACACCGAATGTCGTATACAGCGGTGTCAATGGCCACCGTGCATTTGTTCGTGGTACGAAGGTGCTATTGCTTGCGGGGACAACTGTTGAAAATGGAACTGTTCCGAGATTTTACGGCAAGCTAGCCGATCAAGCGTATGCAATTTGGGCATCAAAGGCGAAGATTAACCCGATTAAGTCGCACGCATTAACCGCTGAATTGCCTTTAACAGCAGGTATTAAAACCAAATTTATCGGTCCACATGATGTTGAATTTACGGTACCTGCTTTTTGTTATGCTGCGTTCCCATCCAACCCGAACAACCCAGAAGCTGGTCACTCTGTGGCTCGAACCAACCAGGAACACAAGGTAACCGCAGGTGAAAACCAAATTGTCTTCTTTGACTCTCGCCAAAAGGATGCTGAAACCAATACGTATTTAGTGCCACAGGTCATGGACGTTTGGGATTATTCAAGACAACCCGATGAAATGGTTTATCGAAAAGTGTTGGGTTGGACGCGATCTAGTGGCTGGCATGGTGTCACAGGCAATAGAACCGAAGACTTAGAAAAGAAAATTTGTTTATCTCATGACGTGTCGCTGGCAGATGTAAAAACAGGTACACCTCGGGACGGCTTAACAACTTATGCCATTTTCATCCAACCTGCGCCTGGTAGTCTTTGGCATGTTTACACTGGCTATTCGATGGAGTACGTAGAGTGGTCGGATGATATTAAGGCCGAAATCGCAGCGTATGGGTACATTGAGATTAAAGAAAACCAAGGGATTGTTTGTGATTTTGCAAACGTAAATGCATCGAATCGCGTTATTGCCTATAAGGTTGACGAATTTGGCTCCGGTACTTTAGGCCGTAATGATGGCGGTTGGTTGTTGCTCGGTTATCGCCGCACCAATAGTCGTGATGTGTTTTACGGACAATTGAAAGATACACCGCGTCCATTTTTAAATGAAAACGTTCGTCCCTACTATGCGCAAATGGATCGAGTGGCGTTCTCTCAGGGGAACACTCTGCCAACGTGGAACAAAGACGCACTGGAGTTAACATGGCCAGACCCTTTGTTGCTCCTGTCGCCGTGGCGTGATGAAACAGGGTACCGACGCCATCGCGTTAGAATTGCTCCTGGTACGATTTCGTTTCCTTCAGATAACTATTATGTCGCCTGGATTAATAAAGAGGATTTAACGGCTGCCGATGATCCAGAAGGCGTGCCAGTTTCAAAGATTAAAATCGGCCGTTACTACGAAGCGGACGGATGGCAAGGCGCAGCGAACGTGGTTGTGCTGGGTTATTGTTCTTATGGCAATTTTACCCGAGTCGCTTTCCCGCCGACATTGGGCACGTTGGAGTATCCAGAGCTCGGTGGCAGTGCATCAAACACGCTGCCAGACGTAGTCATTGATGTTCAAGAGCCAACCAGCGACTTAAAACGGGTGCTTGTCAATATTCGTGACGATGCGAGCGATAAGGGGAGGTATATCTGCTGGCGATTCGAGCGTCTAACGAGTATTGACGCTGAAGCAGGTCATAACTCTGATGTGTGGCATCTTCAGCGCGCTTATGTTGTCGGCGCTGACTTGTCCACGATAATCAAAGAGGTCATCACTGGCGGTGAAAATGAAACGGCAATTAAAGAATCTGGCAAGGCCGATTTTGTTGGCGGTACCGCACATGGCGATGAAATTGCACAATGGATAAACATGCAGCTCGATGGTACCGAAATTGACCCAACGGTTGCGGGGCGACACATCGGAAAAGTGTTCCGAGTTCAACAGCATTCACAAGGCTATGAAGAAGGCACACAGGCGCTAACAGAATGGTTTAAGGCTTGGAAGACCTGGGAGTTTTCCATTGATGGCGTTGAAATCACTCAGCAGCTTGAATTCCAACGTGATGCGGTTGTGTCAGACTGGTACAACTGCTTTTTGTGCATAGCGCGGAATGAGGACGAAAACGAACTGGCAACCACGGCACAATTTGGTGCTGTCGAACCCTACTACCAAAAAGAGGACTTAAGGGCACGAAACAGGACGCGTGTGGAATACCCAAGTCCACGACAGGCCATTTCATACGGTGGCGGTGTGAGTTTTTCCGTTGAGTTTTTGGAAGGGTACGGTCCGCAAGACCCTGACAATATCACGTTCGATCCAGCGGAAAATTACATGTTCTTCCAAGTAGGCGGCGGGAACTACAACAAAATGTATTTCAAGCAAGGTTTTACCAATGTATTAACTGGCGCGAAAACATTTACCCATTACCGCTATAAAGTGAACTCGGATTTATAACCATGAAAGTCATAGTGGTTAGGTTCTATTTTACCTCCGCTATTACCTAGCATTTGCCGCGCCATCGATACCTGATGGCGCGTAGCGAATCGCCATGGCACTCACGAACCAGTCCATTCTTAAAACGAGATTTATCCTATGTCTCAAGCACTAAAACAATACCATGCCAGTGCCGGACCTGATGACAAGCTGATCACCCTGCAATTATCCTCGACCGCCTTTGTCACTCGTTATCTGGTTTCGGCGTTCGAGGATGTTACCGCTACTTTGGAAGACGAATCCCAAGTGACCTTTGAGGCAACAGGGTTGTCGGTGAATTTGCCCAAGTCCGCCACTGGCGCTGAAATGGAATTGCAGTTCGGTATCGATAACGTCACCGGTGAAGCGCGCCAGCTGATAGAGGCGGCGCGCAAAGCCCGAGCTGATGTGTTTATTACCCTTCGGCATTATATGGCCTCGGATTTGTCATCACCTGCTGGCAAGCCGATAAAATTCAAAGCCACCACAGCAGCCACCACGCGCACCAATTGCAGTGTGTCGGCTGGTATCGGCTATCTCAGCAACAGCGCTTGGCCTCGTGAACGATTTACCGTCGAATACGCACCTGGTCTGGCGACCATATCGTAACTACTCAAAAGGTTTTGCTATGAATGCAGATGAAGTGATCGACATGGCGCTTCGCGTCCCGTACTTGCCAGGTGGCCGCGATCTGGATGGGTGGGATTGCTATGGCTCCGTTCGTTGGGTGTATTACCAACTTACTGGCGTATTGATGCCAGAGTTTCCCGCAATTAGCCACAAAGAGTCCATGACGACCCAGCGCGCGGCGTGGTCCGTTCATGAGCATGTGGAAGAGTGTGAGTTTCAGCCACTGGCTTTAGCTGCACAATACAAAGGTCGACGCTGGGAGCATATTGGATTGGTGCTGCCCGACCGTCGAATTATTCACGCATGTGATGACATCAACGAAACCACCATCCACCGCCGGAGTATGTTTGAAATGCTCAAGCCTGTGACCAAGTATTACCAATGGAAAAACTAACATGGCCAACCTGATTGTTTATCCTGATGCTGCCGATATAACGGTTCGAGAAGAAAACCAGATTCATGAGCCCACATTTAAAGCCTATCTCGATCATCATATCCCTGACTGGGATAAAGGCCCAACGGGGCACCAGTTAAAGAACCCCCGATTTTTCGCCACCATCAATGGTCAGGCATTTAATCCGAAAGAGTGGGGAACCAGAGTTTTACTCGACAGTGATACGATTGACGTTGTTCTCCCTCCAAAAGGTCTAGATCCTATCTCATGGGCGGTGATAGCGATATCGGTGCTCAGCGCAGCGTATTCCTATTACTCCATGAACAATATGAACCAGCTGGGCTCAAATTCCTCGACGGTGCCAACCGGAAAAAACATCTACGACATTAACGTTCAGGCGAATAAAGCCGAGTTAATGGGCATTCGGTCTCAGTGGTTTGGTCGTCACCAATCCGTGCCGAGTTATCTTTGTAGCCCGTATAAGTATTACAACGAGAACAATGAGCAGGTTCTCGCCGTTATGCTGCATGTTGGGGAAGGGTATTACCAGATATCGTCAACTGGGATCACTATTGCCAACACTCCCATTAGCCGACTGAGTGACGATGCGAACTGGCAAATTTTTGAACCTGGTGAAGACGTCACCACGCATGAGGCCCATCGAAATATCTACACGGCCGAAGAGGTCGGCGGGACGGACAGCACTAGCGGTCTGGATTTTATCGGCCCAAGCACTTCGGTAGTCGTGAGCGGTGAAGACGATAAGTCCGTCATTCTGAGTGACGATACCGTGCTTGTTCAGGAGCGTTATACACGCATCATTTATCATGGTGGCGATCGTGATAATGAGACTACGACATACTGGAAAAATAAAAATCTCAACTGGGAAGATGGCACGACGTTTACTATCACCGGTATTTCATCCACGTCGGTCCTGATTGATGACATTGTTGAAATTGTTGACAGCGGTAACGATGAAACGAGTGGCGACCCACTGCCGGACAAGATTATCGGCAAGGGGTTTAGCGTGCTTAGCGTCGATCAGGAAATCCAGTTATCTGGCGCTGGCTCGAATGACTCTACTTATTTGGCTGTGCCTCTGTCAGACACGGAACTGACTTTAAAAGACTTGGAAGGTAATTACGTTACCGATTTAACGCCTGCGCCAAGTGTCACGGTTAAGATTACGACAACCAGCACGGATGATGGTCTTTACCAGGTCGTATCCACCGACGCTAATTATGAGATGACGGTGATTCGCGTCGGGGATGAGGATTGGACCGGATTTATTGGTGGAACGTATTACAGCGGGATCTCATTGGATGTAACCAGTGACACATTGCCAGATTACCAGCTGGGTCCATATGTTGGGTGCCCTGAAGGGTACACCACCGATTATATTGAAATTGATATGCTTCGCAGTTCGGGTTGGGGCTACTACGACAGCAAAGGCAGGTTGCAAAATCACACTGTGGACTGGGAGGTCTGGGTCCGTGATGCGGATTTAGGGGAACTCGACACCTGGCAGGTGTTCCCATTCACCTATACTGAAAAGAGTTTCGACCAGGTTGGCCAAACTCACCCGATCACGCTACCAAGCGCGATACGCCCCGAGGTGATGCTGGTCAGGAAAACCAAATCGTATGATGACACCAAGTACCTGGACAAGCTGCAGTGGATGCGTTTAAAGAGCAAGCTGCCAACGGCGAGCAGCTACGAGACCAGCACCACGCTGGCTATCTCTATTCGGTCCGATTCCAACCTTTCATCGTCAGCGACTAACAAGATCAAGGTATTGCAAACCCGCAAACTGCCGGTACCCGATGGTGCGGGCGGATGGACAGAAGAACTGTACGCCACACGAGATATTGCCCCCGCCGTGCGCTATATCGTGCATAACTCTGGCGGGTCAGACGATGACATCGACATGGATGAACTGCTTTGGATGCACGACAACGTGTGGTCATCAAACGAGGAGTATTTCGACGGCGGCTTTGTCGATGATGGCACCATCTACTCGGCACTAAAAACCGTCTTACAGTCTGGCATGGCCGAGTTTTGTTTCGACATTGGCAAAATCCTACCTAAGCGCCTATTTGAGAAATCCGGCGCAGGCCATGTCTACACACCAGACGTCATGACCGGAGACGGCTTAACCATCACTACCACGCTGTATGACCCCGACCAGAATGAGGGGCTGATTGTGTATTACATGGACCCAACCGACTGGACAACCAGCAGCGTAAAGTGTTGGCTAGGCGATAAGGATGCGATCAGTAAATGGGGAGAACTAGAGCTCACCAAGGGTGTTACGTCAAGAACGCGAGCCTGGCGCATAGGTATGAGAATGCTGAGACGGTCAAAGGGAGAAAAAATTAATTACTCGTTCACTACTGAAATGGACGCGCTTAACAGTACCTATCTTGATTACGCCGAGCTGTGTGATGACTTGCCGAACTTTGGCCAGTTTGGTGAGGTGGTCGACTGGCAGGTGGTCCGCAATAGCAACGATGAGTTAGTGGCTCAAATTACCGTGGATCGGGATTTAGAATGGACGGTGGGTGATACTCACTATATGACCATTCGACGCCATGACGGAACGGGCAATGGGCCTTTTGTCGCGGAAAAGGTTAGCAATCGTGTGGTTATGCTCAGTGGCCAGTTGGACTTTATTCCTAATCTAACCGGCCAGATCGAGCCGCCGCTGTGGCTGTTTGGTGATGCAACTCGCTATTCAGAGCCAGCGGTGATCACCTCGATAACGCCAAACGTCAACAACGAGACCACCAAATGCAGTGTTAAAGCCACCAACTACGTGGCGGATATGTTTAAAGACGATAACAACCTACCGCCTGCTGCTGGGGTAACATGGTGGGAGTAAGTTACGTCCTTAAGAAGAAATGTACAGACGGGATGGCAAAGACGTTCTTTGCTGCGCCTGTACGGTTTATTTCATAAAAGTATGATATTTTGATATTGCGTAGTTGCATATACGCATTAAAAACAATTAATCATCAAATTATTCAGAGATAACAATGAAAAAAACAACCCTTCTAATAGCAGTGGCAGCCTTGGCTGGGTGTGCTTCAAATGACTACAAACAGATGAGTGTGGGTAGTGGTTTATCAGAGCAATCACTAAAGGCTAACTGTGAGCAAATAACCTGTATTTACGACCAATTAAAAGACAATGTCCAAGCAACCGCAAATGACCAGAACATCATGTTCGCCTTGAGTGGTATTGAGTCCCGAACTATAGAATTTACTTGGGTTAGTAACAGTAACCAAATTATAGCGGAAGTCTTTAACGTTACCTTGTATGGAACGTGGAACTTCTCTGATAGCGCAGAAATATATGTTGGCAAAGAAATGGTAGCGAAAATCTCAGGCACCAAGAACAGTTATGTTGGTACTTGGAATGATGCTGCTCAAGAGCATGAAAAGATTGAAACGGTTAGAGATGTTATCTCGGTCGAACAGGCTGAGAAAATTGCCAATGCTAACTACGAGGAAATCACTATCCGCTTTTATGGTAAAAATGGATATAAAGACGTTAAACCACAACGGGAAAACAACCTAGTTAATGTAGTTAACTTAGTAAAAGCAGGTGTTTAAATTCAGCTCCTGCAGCTGAGTGCTGAGATACAGCTCCAAATATATACCCGTGATCATTGAAGAT